GGGGGAGCATTATCAAAATTGATTAGGTAATAAAAATACAATGATATAAATTTGGGCATACTATATTCTTACCTCAACCCTTGTTAATAAGTACTTATTTTTTTACATTTAAAATAGTTTATATTTATATAAATTATATTATATGCTTGAAAAGATTTACGCTTCACATAATAAATGGATTAACACAACACTTAAATTTGGATGCTCTAAAGACGAAGCAGAAGATATTGTTGGTAATATGTACCTTATTATTGGAACGATGCTTAAAAAGGGTTTAAACATAGCTTACGGGGATGATGTAAATTATTATTACATCTACTTAACTTTAAAAACCTCATTCTTACAAATGAAAAAGAAACAAACAAAAGAAAATAGTGTACCAATAGATTTGGTTGTAGACTTACAATCTTCTGAATACATTGATTTTGATTCAGCAAATGAAAAGGTTCTTGATGAACTTGACAAACTGCATTGGTATGATAGAAAAATATATAATTTAATTCAAGGAGAATACACAATTACAGAACTATCAAAAAAAACAAACATAACTTACCATAGTATTTACAATACTTATAGAAAAGTAAAAGCACATTTAAAAGAACAATTATGAATGGAATAATATTAGTAATAGTACTCTTGTTTTTAGCATCATTTGTACAATACTTTAGAGATTAGATTATGAAATTAGGCAACTTAATAGAACGGATTACATATTATACAGGGATTAAATACCTTGTAAAAAAAATATGGGGGGATGATTGCGGTTGTGATGAAAGGCAAGATAAATTAAATGATATTGAATTATGGTAGAAGATATAAAACTTTGGCAAGAAGCAAGAAAAAGAATTACAACTAAAATGGAACGCACAGATTTTAGATTAATGTGCCTTTTACATTCAAGATACTTTAATCATAAATATTCAGAACCTTGTACCTGTAATAAAGTAAGGCTTAGGCAATGGATAGAACAATTAGATAATAAATTAAAATAGATATGAATAAACATAAAATATTAGGTTTGTACAAGTTTGAAGATGAATATCAAGTTATAGATTCATTAAGAAATTACGTTCAGTTTCAAGGGACAAAAGAAAAGTGTAAAAAATATATTGAAATAAATAAATAGATATGAAACCAAAGAAGCATACAGTAAACGAAAGATTAGCAAGATTGGAAAAGATGACATATAAATTAGCATTAGAAATTCATTCAATTGTTAAAGCAATAGAAGCAACACAAGAAGAACCTAAAGAAGAAACATTAGAAGATCAAATAAAAACTAAAGATTAAAGTATTATATAGTTAGAGAATTAATAATAATTTTATTTAATTATGGAAGACAAGAGAAAAAACAACGGTGGGCATAAATCTGCGGGTAGAAAATCAAAGTCAGAGGAAGTACAAATGATTGAAAGATTATCACCATTAGAACCAAAGGCATTTGAAGCATTAGAAAAAGGAATAGCAAACGGAGATTTTAAATATGTGCAAATGTTTTACAATTACTATGCGGGTAAACCAAAAGAAACAAAAGACATTTCAATAACATCTGAGCAACCTTTATTCGATTTATAAATGTTTCAAAGCACAACTGCAATAAAGAAGTTACACGCTCTTAAAAAGCGTAAGAAAGTAATTCAAGGGGGTACGTCAGCGGGTAAGACTTTTGGCATACTCCCTATACTTATTGACAGATGTATTAGAACACCCTTATTAGAGACAAGTGTTGTATCTGAATCAATACCACATTTAAGAAGGGGTGCAATGAAAGACTTCTTAAAGATAATGATTGCAACAGGTAGGTATAGAGATGGTCAATGGAATAGGTCGTCACTTAAATACACTTTTACAAATGGTTCTTACATAGAGTTCTTTAGTGTTGAGCAACCCGATAAACTAAGAGGTGCAAGAAGAAATGTATTGTATGTAAACGAAGCCAACAACATACCATTTGAAGCCTACAATCAATTAGCAATAAGAACATCAGGAGATATATGGATTGACTTTAATCCAACTGCGAACTTTTGGGCACATAAAGAAGTTGCAACAGAAGATGATGCTGATTTTATAACACTTACTTATTTAGACAACGAAGCATTACCTTTAACAATTGTAAAGGATATTGAATCTGCAAGAGATAAAGCAAAAGATTCTACCTATTGGCACAATTGGTGGCAAGTGTACGGACTTGGTAAAGTTGGTTCTTTAGATGGTGTTTGTCTTACAGGTTGGGAAGAAATAAAACTACCCGAAGAAGCAAGACTATTATGTTACGGAATGGATTTTGGTTATAGCAATGACCCAACAACAGTTGTTGGTTTATACAAATACAATGATGCTTATATTTTTGATGAGGTGTTATTTCAAAAGAAACTATTAAATTCAGATATATCAAATCTATTTAAAGCAAATGATATAAATGGGATTGTGTATGCTGATAGTGCAGAACCAAAATCAATTGCAGAGTTAAGAACTTATGGTCATAAAGTATTGCCTTGTACAAAAGGTAAAGATTCAATTGTATATGGTATTAACTTAATAAACCAAAACAAAATCTACATAACGAATAGAAGCAAGAATTTGATAAAAGAATTACAGTCTTATAGTTGGATGAAAGACAGAGAGGGTAACACTATAAATAAACCTATCGACGCTTTTAACCATTGCATTGATGCTTGTAGATATGCCATTACTTCACAATTACAAACACCTAACAAAGGAAAATACTTTATTAGGTAATGGATAATAGGGAAATGATTGCAACCGTTGAATGTTACATACACCACAAAACAAATAAACAGATTAGAATAGCACCTATAAAAGCAAAGGATTTATTTCTACTTACAAAGGCTTATGAAAATTGTAAGTCTTTTTTTATAAAACATTAACAAAATAGTATTATATAAATATGAAGATTGAAATAAACGTACCTACTAACTTAAACGAAATCACTTTAGGACAATATCAGAAGTTTTTAAAGATAGCTGAAAACAACCCTGATGGGAATTTTCTTGATGCAAAGATGATTGAAATCTTTTGTGGAATACCTTTATCTGATAGCTACAAATTAAAGATGTCAAGTGTAACCGCAATTGTAGATATACTAACAGAGTTGTTAGAATCTAAACCAAATCACATTGAACGTTTTGAAATGAACGGAACACAATATGGTTTTATTCCTGACTTAAACGAAATGAGTTTAGGCGAATACATTGACCTTGATAATAATGCGAGTAAGTGGGAACAAATGCACATTGCAATGAACGTACTTTATAGACCTATTAAAGACAGTAAATCAAATAAATATAATATTGTAGATTATGATGTAAGTAATGCAGAGAAGATGCAAGATATGCCTTTAAGTTGTGCAATAGGTAGCCTTTTTTTTTTCTACAATTTAGGGATGGAGTTGTCGAAGCATACGATTCTTTATTCCAACAATCCACAGGAGATGGAGGGTATTCAAAGTCAGCTAACTTCGCTTCCAAATGGGGGTGGTATCAGTCAATTTACGGACTCGCTAACGGAGATATTGCAAAATTTGAAGATATCACTAAATTAAATATACATCAATGCTTTACAATGCTATCATTTATGAAAGAGAAGGCAGAATTAGAGTCACAAAATATTAAAAACAAATTCTAATGAAAGGATTTTATCAAGTAACTGAAGTTATAAAGAACCAATTATTATTAGACCCCAATGTAAATACAGTTACAACGGGAGATATTACAAAGATTGATTTAAGTAAACAAACGATGTTTCCATTATCACATATAATTGTAGGTAATGTAGGTAATGAAGATAATGTATTACGGTTTAGTTTATCTGTATTAGCAATGGATATTGTAAACGTTTCAAAAGAAGAAGTTGTAGATATATTTGTAGGCAATAACAACGAACAAGATATATTAAATACACAGTTAGCAGTATTAAATAAGTTGGTTCAAGTGTTAAGAGGAGGAACGTTACATCAAGACCTATATCAATTAGATGGCAATCCAAGTTTTGAACCTTTCTATGATAGATTTGAAAATGAAATGGCGGGTTGGGCATTGTCTTTTGATGTGTTAGTTCAAAATGATATTTCAATATGTTAAGTAATGTACAAGCAGAACTTAGAACATTTGCAAAGTATGTGATTAGTCAATCAAGGGCGAACCTAACAAGAAGCAAAAAGAATAGTTCTAAAAAACTTTATGATAGTTTGGATTATGATTTAACCGTTTCTAAAAATAGCTTTGGATTAGAATTTGTAATGGAAGATTACGGTATCTTTCAAGACGTTGGTGTAAGTGGTGTAAAGAAAAAATATAATACACCTTATAGTTATACAGATAAAATGCCACCACCAAGTAAAATGGATAAATGGATAGTTAAAAAAGGTATAGCACCAAAGGATAAAAACGGTAAGTTCATTAAAAGAAAATCTTTGCAGTTTATGATTGCAAGAAGTATTTATAACAATGGTATTAAACCGAGTTTGTTTTTTACTAAGCCATTTAAAAAAGCATTTAAGAATTTAGATAAAGACATTGTAAAAGCATTTAGATTAGATGTGGAAGCAATATTAAAAACATCAGTAAAGGATAATTTAAAGAAATAAACAATGGCAATTAATACACGCAGTCCTCATTTCGTAAGCATAACAAACGCATCTATTTCTTATGCTACTTTAGACATTTACATTTGGGATGGAGATAAGAGTGCAACTACAACTGTAAAATACGATTTAAAAAAGTATAAAGTAAGCGATTCAACAACAGTATCTTTTGAAATATCTGAACTAATTAGAGATTATTTAGATGTTGTTTTTGATGGGGTTTATAGTACTACTTCGCAGAATGTTTGCAAGTGGGTAAAGACTGATTTAAAAGCATTTAATATTAGTAATGTTCAGCAAGGTGCAACAGTATCTCAAACAGATTTGGCTTTAAATAGTTATTCTTATTTTCAAGAAGGTAGCTCTTTTTCATTTGATAATAAATCTTTATTAATGGAAAACATAAATCTTTATTTAGAATCATTTAGTGATTTTCAAATACCTATTTACACAAAAAATAACCCATCAGTTGCTTTTATAGATAGTTCAGGAACAACACAAAGGACAGTTTCATTTCTTAATAATGATGCGAGTACAAATCAAATAAAATCGGTGGATTTGTTTCCTCAACTTATTACAAATGTATCTTTTGATGTTTCTGACGATTGGCAAATTAGAAGCCTTGATATTATTGAGAATGGTGTTTTAAAG